GTCGTTCTTCATTACAATTATATCATGTAACTTAAGTCCCGACTTCTTAAACATATTTATGGTATCAGAATGAAAGGGTTTATATTCTCCGTCCCTTCTCCAATCACCACAAACCCAAACTGCAAAACCACCTGGCTTTAAAACTCTCTCTATGTTGTCTCCACAAACTTGTATCCTTTCACAAAACTGGTCATACTTCCTTATGTCTGATAACTGACCTTCTGCACTTTCGTATCTTTCTATATCACCGTAAGGTGGACAAGTCATAACTAAGTTCGCACATTCGTCATCGGTATGTTTCATTTCACACCCGTCACTTTCTATAATATCGTAGTGTCCGTCAAAGTCATGTCTTCCCATTTCTTCTCTAACCTTTCCTACTGTTTCAGAAGATACGTCATACCCGTAATACTCTCTTCCTAATGTTGCAGACACAAATGCACGAGTCATTCTTCCTGCGAATGGGTCAACGATTGTATCTCCAACCATAGACCAATAGTGAACTATATTCTCACACAATCCTGCGTGGAATTCAGACATCATTAAACCGTTAGGAAGACGAGGACAAACTCCTCTCTTCTCTTCGTATGCAGTTAGATATGCATTATCCCAGTTGTTCTTTGAAGACTTTGTTGGTGTAATTACTGATTGTGGGTTCCAACCAAACTGGTCGATAACCCTCTCATTTTCATTCCACGGTAATATATTTTTATAATATTCACTCTTCATAATAATTCCTAAAAAAGTGTGTAGTCGCCCCACGCCTTACAGCATTCCCGCTCTGCACCGATTGACCCGCTCTTATGCTGTCAACCTTACCCTTACTGAGTACCCCCTCTTTTATCCACGGTCTCAGTGAATGCATAGACTCGTCAATTAAATTCATAATATAAACCTATGCACCCCAAACGAAGTTAGTCTTGAGCTAACTTCTTAAAGTAATCCATTGCATCGTCTTCTGATGAGGCACTTACACCTGCTGAGACTTCTGCACTTTCAATTACTGGTTCAACTGCTACTGTATCAGTGTTCACATTAGACCAAGGAACTTCTTCCAAGTCTTCTGCAACTGATTCAGCAGTAGAGGTTGACCCTACGGTTCCAAGGACTCTTTCAAGTTTCTCTTTAAGTTCTTCATAAGTCTTAAACTCATCGGGTGCAATAACACCACTTAAAGAATGCACTTGACTGAACACTGAATTAATCATTGCTTCGTCACCTAATGGTGCAGTCGCATCGAATTCAGATTTGTCATAATTCCAATAACCATCGACCTTACGGATTTTGATTTTGAAATTTGCACCTTCGTCTCTCAAGTCAAAAGGATTGATTGCTTTCTCATCTTCAAATGCAGGTGAGATTGCTTCCTTGAGTGCTTCAAAGATTTTCTTGCCGTATCTATACTTAAATACTTTCCCTTCGTTATCGGGATTCTTAGGGTCTGAAACAACATAGACATTAGAAACATAGTGAAGTCTTCGCTTCTGTTTCCTTGCAATCTCTTTGTTTGCTTCAATTCCTGTATTCCATAACGAAGTGTTGTATTCACTTACAGGGTCTTTCTTATTAAGAGTCGTTAAAGACTTCTCAATATACCAACCACCTGGCCCTTGGAATCCATGGTCGAAGTATGATACCCAAGGCATCTCTTCTCCATCGGGAGTCGGCAAGAAACGAACTACTGCATAACCATTACCACTCTTATCGAGTTCGGGTTTCCACATAGTATCGTCATTGTAGGATTTTTTTGCACCTTCTGTTGGTGAAGCTGTTTCCATTGCAGCTCTTAGTTTATCTAAACTACTTGACATTGTATTCTCCTATTTTATTACAATTATATCGCATTTTATTACAATTTTATAAAGATACTTCAGATGGGTGACCCACCCCAAGTATCCACTTTTCACTATTCTCATAGTTAAGTACATTATAGTCTATCTTCACTAACCCGTCAAGGGGTTTTTTCCAATAAACATTAATGTTTTCATACTCTCGTAAGAGAGCAAGAAACTGTTGTTGTTGAGTTTGAAAGACTCTATCGTCTTCTGTATAATCAACTTTGTATTTATACAGGCCTGACTCACTAAATACATTACTGGGGTCATTATATTCAAGTGCATCGAATCCTATTAAACATATATCTTTATATCCGTTTTCGATTGCATATCCTAATGCACTCATTCCACCAAATAGGTTCTTGAGTTTAGGATTATTATACATAACTATGTTATTCCCATAGTCCCCATTAATACCTATAAAGAAACATTCCTTTCCATCATAACTTCCTTGGACTGAAAACTCTGTATCTCCGTCCTTCCTAATCTCGTGGAATTTTTCATATTCCCCAATACCCATCTTCATCATATCCCACATTTCAATCGGGACAGTATCGAACTCGGCAAATGCAACTTTGTTAGTCTTGTAGTATTCTTGTTCTACAATTCCTGCTTGGACTTCTATATCAATTGCAAACAATAAGTCGGGTTTAACAGTGTTAAGTGACACTGCATTAAAACCCCACCACTCTTTATCTTTGTATTCTTCCCAATCTATATCTTTCTGACTTGGGCTGTTACCTATTAAGTAGAGCATATTTCGATTAGTTTCTTCTTGTATTTCTTTTGGTCGTATGTTATAAACGACTTGTATTTGTTAATCTTTATGTGTAGGTCGGGATACACTACCTTCTCTGTTATAAGTGTTTCCCAATCCTTAGTGAAACCTATTATCTCATCCATGATGCAGATGGTTTCTAAACTTGTCTGTTTACTCATATATGATTTAAGTAAACGAGGGTGTTGACCATTGACTACTTTAAGTTGAGTATCTATCTTATACTTTCTCATTAAGTCTGATACTTCTGTTTCAAACATATATCCAAGTTTCTGATTCCTCTTCTTCCATTCCTTATATCTCTTATCACACTCTTTGTCTAATAAGTCACCTGCCCAATAATCTTTAAAGGATAGGTTTGCAATGTAGAAGTCTTGCAGTTCTTGTTTATATGTTCGGAACAATTTACCAAAGTGGTATTTGTCTTTACGTTTTAAGAAGGAATTGATATCTGACTTTACCTTTCCGTTGTACTTAACGAAATCATAATCCTTGGAATAGAAGTGTAACTTTATCCCAAGGTATAATGTGTAAGCATCGTATCCTTCTCTAGAAGTCATTAAGTAATAATCTTCTTCTCTGCTGGTACATCAATCAAAGGTGCATCTTTTTCACCTGTTGATATTGCATGTGCCTCAACGACCTTATCGTTGGATGGAACTACGAACACTACATTGTGGAATGTTGCAATAGGTGGATTCTCCACCCCAGTTGCAGCGATACCTTTTGCAAAACCCATTGACCCATCTTGTGGGTTGGATAGAATCATCCTAGGGTTCTCAATCGTAATTGCACTATCTTCTTGAGAGAGTAGTTTTCCAACATACTCTCCACTAATTGTAACTACTGTTACTACGTCACCTGTTTGCATTATCTTACTCCGTAAGGGTTCTTATATTTCAATGCACTAGGTGTATCCTTTGCATCTCTTACTAACCAATAGATTACTATAAAGTTTAAGAATGGTACTATTAGAGTTAACTGCCACCAACCACTATGACCTCTGTCATGTAGTCTTCTTGCAGTTAGTGTTATACTCTGTACAAGAGTTCCTAGTGTAAACAACGCTACTAATACTCCACTCTCTTGCATTTCACCCCATGGTTCTAGTATACTGAAGAATGTAAATCCTAGTACAAAGTTATCTACTACTGCTAATAATCCAAATACTATACATGCGTATAGTGTGAACCACCAGTATTCAGGTCTGTCTGACCTTCCGTTAATATCTGTTGCTCTTGTGACCAACACTGTTTTCATGATATCTATAAAATGACTCATTATTTCTCCGTTGTTGCAAAGAATCCTGTTAGAGAACTCTGCGAATGATTACCTCTATTTACCATATTAAGTCCAGTTGCTTCTGCTTCTAGTTTCTCTTTTAGAGGTTGAGATAATAACCTCTTTGCTGACTCGGGTTCGATGTTATTCATTTCACATACTTTTACACATGCATCCATAACTTCCGTCCCTCTCATAATCAATTTTTCAACTTGTTCAGTGAATTCTTTACGTGATATCATCGGTACAGTGCCTCTCCGTCTTTGATAAACGAATGTGTAACTTCTGTAAAACCTTTTCTATCTGAAATCCAATCCTCTTCATCATCAAATGTTTCTGAGTACTCAATGAGTTCTCTAATAGCATCGTCAACATGATAACCATTGAGGTGTGCATAGTGTGGGTCAATTACGTTTTCTATTTCAAAACCAACTTCGACTTCTCCATCCTCGATGAACTCTTCAATCATGGTATCACATATACCTAAAACGTCTAGTGCTTCTGCACTGATTCTCTTTTCTTTTATTAATGAAACATGATGTCCTTCATGCACTCTTATTCTGATATCTTCCATTCTATACTCCGTATATATTTTTATATCTGACTCGTAAGTCGTTTAACTCATCTACATAGTCCCTAGGGTCTGCTGTAAATATTTGAAAAGTGTTATGACCTTCAATTGCTACCATTGCAGTTATCTCTTCAATTTCATGACCAGTCAACTCTTCTACCATGATTGCATATGCAGTCATTTGGATATACCAGTTCTTTGCCATGTACTCTTCTTTAAACTTTGCACTCGTCTTGAAATCTATAATCTGTAATACATCATCATAGATACCAACACAATCAACCCGACCTGCCATCTGCAGAACGTTTGAAAACAATGGTGCTTCTAAACTAATAGGAATGATATCATCCAGTACTGGTTGCATTGCCTTAAACATACCTTCCTGTAAAACGTTATCAAACTCAATAAACTCTTTTTCTTTTCTTAGATAATCTTCTACTATCTGATGGAAGTTAGTTCCACGTTTGGTTGCTTGTGCAGTAATCTTGTTTGCAGTTTCTTCACCAACACGTTTTCTCCATAATTTGATTTGGTCACTTGAGAGTAAACCTGTTACACTGGTAACACTTGGATAATAGAAAGTCTCTTCTCCATCCGTATAGTATCTCTTACCATCTTTGTTAGTTGTTTTTAAGTCTAGATGTTCGAGTTCATGTAACTCTACTAAGTTAGTTTTTAATTTCATAGTTCTATTTTACTTCTTTCTTGACTGAATGTCTAGGTGTTTTTTGACAATTTCTTTAGTCTGTACTTCTTTGACTCCACGTTGTCTATGTTTGTCCATAGGTGAGCCTGGGTTTGCAGAAGAAATTTTATTGAGGACTTCTTTGAATCCACCATCGGGTTTTACCCTGTCACCATGTCCACCGACAATGCTTGGTGTTCCAAGTATAACTTGTTTGAGGTGTGGGTTATCTTCTTTGAATTGGTCGAGTTTGGTATAGGACATATTGAGTTCTATAATCTCACCAGTCTCGTCATTTAAAAAATCATATAAAGGCATCATATACTCATAAATTGTGGGACTGGTCTATCAGTCCATACTGCAAAATCTTTCTTGTAGATTGCATAGTATTTATGGTATGC